ACCATGGAGTGCTCCTTGCCTGAGGGGTCAACGTAGTAGCCGCTGATGAGTGCCTTACCTGCATTCTTCGGACCGCAGACGAAATCGATGATACGCTGTTTTTCTTCCTTGATGCGTGCCTTTCGCTCATCTTTATCAGTGATGCCATCATTGTCACAGACAACATCCCAATAATCATCATGCACCTCAATCTGTAAGCGCGGTGCTGATGTGTTCTGGATCATGAACCGCTTGCCGATGCCAATCAGCTCGTAGATATCAAACCATGAATCGAGGAAGGCTGAGAAATAGTAGGGTCTGGAATATACCTGTCTGCCAGGTGTGGCCATGCGGCAAACAATGGCAAACTCGCAGTCCTTTCCGTCCTTTGGAGTTTTACGTTTTTCGCCGGTCTTCGGGTCAGGTTCTTTGCCCATGCGCACCATCAGGTCACCAAGGGGATCATAGAAGTCGAGCATTGGCAGCACCTCGATGTCGTTAGGGTCTGGAGCACTCTCCCGCCAGTCGCCATACAAAACATATTCGAAGCGTTTTTTACCTGCCAATCGGGCAAAGCGGCAGTAGCACATCTCTTTGTGGCGAACCTGAACGATCTGTTTATGGTCGCGCGAGAGGATGATTTTCGTAATCGTCGTGAAGAAGAACTTCATGTCGGTAGACTGCTCCAGATAGAGCTCGTGCAGCGAGTTCCGGAGGCAGAAGTCACGGATGACCGCATTCTGAGTATCCTCGCGCGTCTCTCGGTCGATGAAGCGTACGCCCTGCCCGTAGCAGGCCTGCACGTTGAACAGCTGGCATTGTGAAGTGACCATGTTCTCACCGATACGTTCCATCACATTGAATGGCAACTGGTCATCATCCCCATATGGGACATATTCATAGTTGACACCACCTATAGTGATGGGGTTGGTTGCCTGTTTCTCACTGAAATCCTGTACAATGACGCGGCTCTCCTGGTACTTGGTGGCAGGGCTGCCCTCCTCAGCGATATCTGCCACGCCTGCAGGGGCAACGCAGTATCGTGTCCAACCCGGTCGGCGCCCTATTGGCACCATCTCTTGCTTATTCTCTTCGTTCATAGATATACTGTATGTCCGTTAAACTCATAAATCAGCACGTCAATGACGGCTCTCACTTCCCTATTCTGGGGATTCATCAGGCGATGGATGCCACCTCGCCAGTGGCCAGTGAGCGGTAGCCATCCGATATAGTCAACCTCGTTGCCGTCTTTTTTCCATGCCCTGACGTTGACTTTCTTACGCTCCTTGCCTGCCTTATCCAGCAGCTGCAGCACCTCGTTGATATGTAATGCCTCTTTCATCTTAGTTGAACGTATGGTCAAACGTGTTGTCGAAAATACGTCCGACGCGGCTCATCTGCAGCACGTTCTGGATGCGCTGAGAATACTGGTAGGAGAAGGTGAAGCGAGGCATGAAGTCATCATCATTGGAGACCTCCGATTTTGACTCGGTGATAACGACCTCCTTGCCTCCGTCACGGCTGACCACGCTGCCGTTCTCTACATTTACCACATACACCTCCGGGGATCGGAAGAGTTCATCTGCCCAGTTGGCCATTGGTTTGTTCAGGAATCCTGTGTCAGCCTTGAAGGTACGGGTTTCCTCAATCTGGTAGTTTCTCAGTTTTCCGTTGATGCGTGCTGATGAGCGTTTGTAGTCAGGCGAAACCTTGTGTGTGCCTGTGCAGTAGATCAGCTCCCACACCCCGAAAGAGTTGTAGAACTCGAGGATGGGGGCGCAGTCGGGTTTCGTGAAATCTATTTCGAAGCGCTGCGACCTGCCCCCTGCTGTCACGGTGTATGATATCAGCGAAAGCCCGCCAACTACGAAGTTATCCGGGCTTACGTCGATACAGGTATATGTGTTGCTGCCCCCGATGGCTGGAGCGAGGAATGTGCGGGTGGTATCGTTGCTGTAGTCAGCCGTTACGGTGGCGGATTCATCGCCATAGTACCAGAGCAGCTCGCGGCGTCCTGGAGCCGTAATTTTCGCTCCCATCAGGATAGAGAGGAAATAGTTGTCGTAGAAGTCATCGGCATCTATGCCCACATCGGCCATAGAGTAGAGTGCCTGGATGGTGCCGGAGATCTCGCCTGCCGATATCGTCACGCTGCACACCAGCTGTTTTCTGGCATACGGCTCCAGCAGCTCACCGAGTGCTGTCAGCTTGATGTTACCACCAATCGGCCAAAGCTCCTCCTGGAACAGCTGCTCACCGTCGCATATGATTGTCACGAGCTGCGATTTGCCGTCGATGCCACCGATTATCACGTCGGGCATCCCCGAGGTGAAGAATTTCTTTCCGTTGATGGATGAAAGACTGATAGGTTCCATTGCGATCTTTTCTTTTCCGCAAAGGTACAATGACACTTGCCAAAGTAAAAATACAAAGCAAAAATGGCTGCCGCGTCATCTCGACGGGACAGCCATCCAAAAAAAAATGCTCCAAATAATTATTAATGTATGTTCACGTCAGAACGGTTACATCCATGTATCGCCAGATGGCCCACCTGACCGATCCGTCGGGCAGAGTGGTAAAGCCGTAGTCGTGGGAACGCATATACCCAGCCACCACATCCTTGCTCATGGTCATCATCGGCGTGAGGTCATCCATGATCTCCTCCGTAGTCTTCGGTTCCTCTGAGGCCTTGCCGAAGCCTGGATCCTCACCAGGCATGTTCGTACGGAACGTGAAGTAGGCATCCAGCACCTCCACCTGGTTCTTTTCTTTCTCATCGAGCGACTCCAGCCATTTCTTCACGCGCTCTTTCATCTTATCACTCATCTCTTTCATACTCCTTCTGCTCTTTTCATTGCCTTCAAGATATCCGTCATATCACGCTTCAGGTTGCGAAGCGACTTGAGAGTGTCGAGCACCTTGGCGGGCTCGCTGGTTTCTTCATCAATCAGGTGATCCTCCACGCTGCTGATCAGGTCCACGTTGTTCTCCATCATGGAAACATCGCCACAGAAGCCGCACAGGGCCTCCGTCAGTTCTGGGGTAAGCGTCATCTTATTCATTGCTCACCTCCTTCCTCGTTAAACAATTCTTCAACGAGAGCGTCGGCATATTCCACGGCTTCCTTTGCCGTCTGACTCTTAGGGATAGGGTTTCCGTATTTATCAAACCTGTGCCGATCGTAAGCCATCCGAAGGCAAGCAGCCAGACTGCGAACAAAGAATCTCTTCATAGCTCACCTCCTTCCTTATTATATTCTCTCACATTCCAGTAAGGAATACTAATCCCTCGCATCGTATAGCCTGCTGCATGAATTCTGATGTATCCATCATTTACATTCTTTTGCACCTCAATATAGTATTTTTGAGTCTTAGGGTACTTATTGTTGAGTTCATCAACCTTCTTTTTCAACGATTGGATAACTGCAGAAAAGGCGTTCTCATCCTTGACATACGTGAAATCATGTTCTTTGTTCAGGAACTGCAGGATTTCATCAACCTTTCGTCCTTGCACACTGTATGCAAATGATTTTCCAAAAGCCCTCATACGCCTATCCTCCTATGATTGAAGCGAGAAACATTATTGAGAAACCGAAAGCGACTGCTGCCGCTGCCTGAGAGATGAGCTTCACACGGCTCACCACCTTCTGGATAGCCGCCGAAGCGTTAGCCTGTTTGAGAGCCCAACCAATGGAGAGCTCACTGATCTTAACCCGATGGCACTGTTTCGCCGTGCCCTGCGTCTCGGCCTGCCCTATCGGTGCGTAGCCGTCGAACTGTAATGTTAACTGTTGCATATTGCTATTACGTTTAGCTATACAGGGATCCGCCCTGTGCGGTTATTTGTCTCTTAAAAGAGGGGGAGCGTCCTACGCCATCAGTCCGTCGGGTTCGGACTCGCAGTCCGAAGGCTGCGTACTCATAGTCCGTCCGTACGGACTAACCCTAGGGTTAATTCCCTCACTCCCCCAAAGACAGAGAAAGCGGCAGCCCTCCCTGTCGCTAAACGTAATAGACTTCGTCCAAGGACGCAATATCTACTGGGTGGCCACCGCTATTGGTGTAGTGAGGTCTCTGGCAGACCTCGGAAGTATGAGCATAAAAAATGCCCTGAGTCATCACTCGGGCGTCTTTCACCGCCCCTGGAACGATATCGTTCTATTACGTTTAGCGATGGCAAAGGTACGAAAAAATCCCGAACCTCCAAAGAAATTCGGGAAAAATTTTAATAAACAGGCAATTATTTCCAGGAAATAGCCCTTATTACATAAATAAAGGGCGCTGCTTTCTACTATTCCTTAGTACTCAGTTCCAACCCGTCATCAATCTCATCATCACTGGTAACGAACTTAACCATCAGGAAGTGCAGAACGTTCTGCTTGGACATCCCTTCTGTCACAACATACGTAGAATGGAGGTTCCATCCCCGCTTTGTCATATAGTCCAGAATCTCCATCATGGTATTGAATTTTCGCTTCTTGCCTCCCTCGTAGATATACTCATAGTCCTCTTTGTTAGGTTGGGTCCTACCCATATCAAGTCTGGCTTTAACCTTGCCAAACCCCCATGAATTATAACCCATCACTTCACAGAACACAGCATACTTTCCTTCAGGAGCCTGAACTACTTGCGCCTGAGTGCCAAGGCTCATCAGAGCCATCATTAAAACAATAAATACTTTTTTCATAAGCCATAAAAATTAATACGGCTGCAAATTACGACAAAAATCCCGAAACCTGCAAGGGATTTCGGGAAAAAGTTTCATTTTCGTGAAAAAAAACTGTTTTCGCATATATACACAGATATGGCATGTAGCAACATGTCGCATTGTAGCAAATCGCTCAAAAACCCTTTGTTTACGGATATTCCAAACGTCCGGCAATGCGACAAATACTGCTACAAATTGCTACAAACGTGTAGCAACAGTCTATTTCGATTGCTTACAGAGTTCCTTCACCAGTGCGTCAGCACACTCCCTGGCCACCCTTGCAATTCTCCCGGGAACAGGATCGCCTTCTTCCCAAGGTACAATACCTGTTAGCAACCCCTGCATAGCAGCAATAGCGGCACGCTCTCTCAGCTCCCGCTTTTCAACTTCTGTCATAAGCCACAAAATTAATACACGGTTGCAAAGATAAACAATTTTTCCGATACAAAAGCACAGTCTGCAGACTTTTTCATTTTTCACTCAAAACGGGAGGTAATCGCCCATGGGCGAGAGGCAAGTAACCCCGTTTTTCTGCTCTGGGCCCCGAATTGACATCTCCACGAGTGGCAATTTGGGTCGTTTTTCGCAGAAATTCCACGGTCGCCGACGATAAAAGTCCCTGTTTATCGACATTTCCGGGGTGTGGGGCGCGAAAAGAGCGCCCCACTGCCGTTTCAGCAGCCCCCACCGCCCTACGCTCCCGAGGCAATTGCCCTTTTTGTTCGAGCGGTATATGTAGGGAATTTTTACTTGTGGCAATTGCCGCCTTGTGTCGCTGCCGAGCACGTCAGCGAACCATATCCGCGGTCATGGCGTACCATACGACATGAAAAGCCCAGAGCATTAAAGCCCTGGGCACGCTGTAGCAAG